TGGATGTTGGTCGGGTTGGCGCCGAGGTTGTTCACGTCGGTGATGTTCGGCGTGAACTTCGCGGACCATGCGTAGGCGCCGTTCGCGACCGCCACCATCGAGCAGACTCGCCCGATGGAGAAGATGCCCGAGAGCGCGTTGTAGTGCGAGTTGAACACCGCGCCCGCATCGAACACGCGGAGTACGGGGAACGACGCGGGCTTCGAACTTGCGCTGGCGATGATGCGGGAGACCGCGTAGGCGATGTCGACGACCTGAAAGACGTTCTGCTGCGAGAGCCGCGCGACCGACTGCACGGGCAGAAGCACGCCCTGACCCTGCGTGCCCGTGTACGTCACGCCCACGTCGAGGGGCAGCCCCATGCAGATGTGGTCGGCCAACACCTGCACCGAGGTGGCGCCGGAGAACATGGATCCGGGCGCGGCGGTCGTGCCGTTGTACGCGACGGCGGTGATCTCGAACCCACTCGCGGTCTGGAGGTCGAGGAGTACGGGGTAGGCCGAGGCCGCCCCCGTGTAGCTCTTGAAGGCCACGGGCCTGCCGATGGCCACGACGCCCGTGAGCGCGCTGTTCCCTTGCCCGAGGCCGGTGCCTCCGGTCGAGGCCGCGAACCAGCGAAGCGTGCCCGCGGAACCACCACACGCGAAGAACGCGACGAATGCGTTCCCAACGCCGCCACCCCCGCCAGCGATGTAGAAGTTCGCGACCGGAGTGCATGCGCCGGCCGCCGCGACGAAGGGGGCACCCACGAGCACGGTCGGGGCGGCCTGCGTGAAGACGAAGCTCTGCACCGCTGGGGCCGTGGTGGTCGCGGAGATGCAGAAGTCGGAAGGGCCGAGCGCCACATCCATGAACTGGTACGTGCCGACCGCGGTGTACTTCGTGAGCGACTCGGCGATGTTCTGCGTCGACGCCGGGTCGATGAACAGGTAGCCGATGTCGCCGTTCGAGAGCGCGAAGATTCGGAACTGCCCACCGAACGCCACGACGCGCGGCTCGGCCATGTTGCCGACGCTGTCGCGCACGCGCCCCCGTCCGACAATGGCGTCGCTCGTCGAGTGGCGAATCTGCCACGAGAGTTGTGTGCGCGGCGTGCCGCCCGTGCCCCACGTCTCGATCCACACGGTGCACGTGTAGTCGCCGAGCTGCGCGGCGTCGACGCCGAGCACTCCGGCATTCGGCCGCTCCGAGCGGTCCCAGTCGGGTGCCGAGGTGCCCTGCGCGTCGCAGATGCTCGTGACGCCCATGCGCATACACCGGGCCTCTTCGCGCTTCCGGTTGCTCGAGGACATTCCGAGCGCGAAGCTGCCTCCGACCTGCTGGCGGAAGATGCCCTTGTAGGTCTCGAGCAGGATCTCGTCCTTGTGGGTCATCAGTCGGCGAAGCGTCGGGTTCACGTCGTCGGGGGCGGTCTCGCCCGTCATCGCCGTGATGACGAGGCCCGTCAGCCCGTCGACGGCTCGAATGTTCCCGCGGTCGGCGAACTCGCCGTTCGTCACCTTGAGGAACTCGGGGGGCGCGATGAGCGCGGCGTCGCTCCCGGCGTTCTGGCCGGCGACGAGAGGAATCGGAAGGTCCTGGAACTGGAGAGCCATCAGAACACCCAGAGAGTGACGGTGACCGTAGCCGAGGGCTGGAGGTAGAGGAAGGCTCCTGCGTCAGAACCGTTGGGCTGGTCCCAGATGACGGCGTTCGCGTTGCGGCGAACGACGAAATAGCCCTGGGGCTGACGCCCGAGGCCGTGCGTGACGCGGGTGAACGAGCCCGACGCGAGCGTCACGGTGAGCAGACGCCCCTCAAGAAGCTGGTTCGCGACGAGGGCGTCGGTGACGACCTTGATGCGGTCCTGCACGCGGTTGAGGGTTTCGTCGTCGACCTGAACCTTCGCGAACCGGGGCAGCGTCATGGCAGCCACCGCCGCCACTCGGACGCCTGCACCTGCTCCACATCGACGGCGTGGGCGGGCGAGGCGAGGTCACGGCGGTCGGCGATTGCCTGAAGCTCGGCTTCCATCTTCTCGAGCTCGTAGCGCAGGTCGCGAACGTCGCTCTCCTCTTTGAGCTTCATCTGGATGGCGGTGTAGAGCACCACGTAGCGCTCCCATCCGTTGGGGAAGTTGACGGTGTCGGAGGTGAGCGTCAGCACCGTGGCGATGGGCAGATACCAGATGGTCCCCGTCGTGCCGTTCGCCGGAGTGGGGAGCAGCCGGAGGTTGGTGCCGGCGAGTTCGTAGTGCGTGCACACGGAGTCGGGCAGCACCATCGCGTTGCGGTAGACGTTGCGCATGCCGCGCTCGAACCGCTGGAGCGTGGCCTTCGTGCCGTCGGAGAGGTTCAGGTCGACCCCGAGCAGCTTGTAGAAGTCGGCGGGGAGCGCGATTGTCTCGCCAGTGACCGTGAACGCCGAGGAGCTCTGCGTGTAGTTCGAGCTGAACGCCTCGCAGAGCTTCTCGTGCAGCCGCTGAACGCCTTCGTTGATGAAGGCGTCGATGCCCGTCGCCGAGTCCGGGATGAACCCGGCGGCGGGCATGTCGGCGCGCTCGCGCGCCCTGGTACGGAGCGTGGCAAGCGTGACGGCGGTCATGAATTACCGAGCCGCGCGGGGGCGGGCCTTCGAGTTCTGGAACTTGGCCGTGAACGTGAGCTGGTCCGTGGCCGCGAGATCGGTCAGAGCTTCCGCACCGGTGTTGTTGGTGATGAAGACCTCGACACGGGTCACCAGCACCGTTCGGCCGCCGACCGTGACGGTCGTGTTGAAAGGCTGGAGCGCGTTGACGACGCGAGCCGTGGCGACCGTGGGGGTCGTGGTGCCCGTGGTGCCGGGGAGCACCATGGCGCTGAAGTCGAGCATGCGCTCGAACCGCCCGGTGAAGTTGATGTTGTACCGACCGGCCGCGACGCGCGTGACGGAGGTGATGCCGACGCCTCGAAGCGAGGTCGGGTCGGCCGCGGCGGCGCCGATGACGGAGCCGTCGATGATGACCTGCCCGCGGGCGAGGGCGCGAATGGGGGCGTAGTTGCGAGAAGCCATGGTGGTGTTCTCCTTGAAACGAGAATGTGAGAAGGGGCCCGGTCACCCAGGCCCCTCCTCGGTTGGCTTAGCTCGAGGGCATCGTCACGACGGCGTTGAAGCCCGGCGCGGTGCAGCCGAGGTTCGCGTAGTAGCCCATGCGGCCCTCGTACGCGTCGTCGTCGGTGAGGCGGAGCATCGGCAGGCCGTCGAGCTCGAGCATCTTCGGCGCGGGGCCGAGGCTGTAGAGCTTCCACGTGCGCATGTCGAGGCAGTAGCCGACGCCCGCGGGGCAGTCCTGGTCGAGGTACATCGACACGGGGCCCTTGGGGCCGTTGATCTGGATCGTCTGGAACCCGACCTGGCCGGTGCCCTCGTACTTCGTGACGGCCTTGGTGCCGAGCGAGTTGAGGACCGACTGGTAGTCGGTGTGGTTCACGACGAAGTCGCGCGGGCGGGCACCGTTGCGGTCGCACTCCATGACCGCGTAGAGCGCGCCTTCCTCGGGCAGGTAGCTCGAGATGTCGAGCGGAATGCCGGCGAGGCGGGTGCGGTCGATGGAGCGGTCGACGTCGAGGAAGTTCTCACCACCCGACGGGTCGGTGACGGGCAGCCAGTCGGCGAGGCCGAGGGCCTTGTTGCCCGATCCGCTGTTGTTCGCGTTGTCGCCCGAGACCGACAGGAAGTCGGCCGCGGCCCAGTTCGTGCCGGCGAAGGTACCGTCGGCGAAGGTGAGAACGCCCGTGGAGCGGTTCACCTTCGTGATGGTGGCGGTCGCGGGCGTGGCGCGGTTCGCACCGGTCGACGTGGCCGAGGCCACGAGGATCATGCCGACCTCGAACGACGTGACGTCAGCCACGTTGCTCAGGGTGATGGTGGCCGGAGGGCCGCCCACCACCGAGCCGATCGAGCCGATGTTGCCCGAGCGACCGCGGAACATGTTGACCGCGAGGTCCTTGGTGATGTTGTTGATCGAGCCCTTGATCTCGTCGTCGAGGGTGCGAACCAGCGAGCCGACATCGTTCTTCGCGGCCTCGATGGCCTCGCCCTCGATGCGGAAGACCTGGTAGTTCTTCGAGCGGGTGAGGCTGAAGCGCCGGTACTGAGGCGCGCTCGCGCGCGACTGGGCGCTGGTGAGCGTCACGCCGCGGCCCTGTCCGTCGCCGATGCGGACGACGAGCTTGATGTCCGTACCGACGAAGTTCTCGTCCTTCGTGATGCGGCTGAGGAACGGGTGGTCCGGGTAGACCTCGTTCTCGACGCGGTTCTGGGGCCAGAGGTTCTTCAGAACGTTCTGGATGTTGCTGACCGTGGTAGTTGCCATGGGTTCACCTGTGCGGCAGGTGAACCCATTGGGTTACCCGCCAGAGAGCTTGCGGAGCTGGGCGATCGCAATCGCCTGGTAGTCCGCATCAGTTTTCGGGGCCGCCCCGCCCGATGCGGGAGCAGCAAGACTCGACGACGTGAGCGTCGTCTGGCCATCAGCTTCGCCCCGAGGCTGCACAGGTGCCTCGACTTCCTTGACGCTAGGCGTCACGGAACCTGAAGTCAAGCCGTACTTCTCGATCAGCCGCTGCTTTTCCTTGGCGTGGCGCTCTTCGACGTGTGCGAGGGCCAACTCCATGTTGGCCTGGATGGTGTCCGCGGGGAACTTCCCGCCCGTCTTCTCGGCGAACTCGAGCAGCACGTCGACCGCCTCGTTGACGGCCTCCTCGCCAAGCCGAGCCGCGAGAGGGAACTTCTCGGCGCTGACGAAGGAGAGCCCCTTCTGCACGAGCTCGGAGCGCGCCTTGCTGACCTTCTCGGCAGCCTGCTCGGCCTCCAGCTTCGCCAGCTTCTTCTGGAGCTCGGCCACGATGCCCTCAGCCTCGGGCTTCTCCTCGACCTTCGCCGGCTGAGTGCCCTTCGGCTGGTTCTGGAGCACGCGGTCGACGACGTCCTCGTACCGCATGCCCACGGCCTCGAGCACGGCCAGCGGGTCGCGCGACGCGGCAGCTCGCGAGAGCTTCAGCGGGTCGACGACGCGGGCGATGTCCTCGTACGCCTTGACGCGCTCTTCGCGCTCGCGGAGCGCCTTGTTCTGCTCGGCGATCTTCTGGAGCGACGCCGCGATGGTCGGCGATGGCGCCTGCTCGGGCTTGATGTCGGGCGCCTTCGGGACGGGGGCAGGCGCGGGAGTCTCGACCTTCTGGCCCGAGAGCTTCTCCGCGAGCTGTTTCGTCACGTCGGCCTGGTACTGAGCGGCGGGTTTCACTGGAGCCGGGGCAGCGGGAGCAGGGGCTGCGTTCGTTTCGACGGTCATTCAGTTCCTCATGCGACGACGGGTGGGACTGCGGGTGTGGGAGCCTGGGGCTGCACGTTGACGGTGTTCTGCACGCTGCCGCCGCCTGCCGGCGCGGACGGGGCGCCGCCTCCGAGCGCGGTGGGCGGGAGACCGGCCTGCATCGCGGCCATTCCAGCCATGCGCACCGTCATCTCGTTCGTGGCGAGGTCGATGTAGTCGCGCATCATCTGGAGGCGCTCTTCCTCGGCGCCGTGGTGCTTGGCGTAGAGGTACGAGCTCGTGGCGCGGCTGACGATGAGCGCCACGTCCTGGTACTTCTCGATGGGCGGGAGCGTCGGCGTCTTCTCGTCGAGAATCATCGAGATGCATGCGTCGACGTCGTCGAGCACCGCGTTCGCGAGGTTCTGCTCGGCCTCGATGTCGGGGAACTCGAGCAGGCGCTTCGCGGTCGCCATGTCGATGAAGCCGCCCTGGAGCAGCTCCTGCACGCGCTGGAGGCGGGCGCCCGGCTGGCTCGGAAGGGAGCTGACCGGGAACATCTGAATGACGGCCTCGTCCTCGTCGAGCGCGATGTCCTTCCACTCGACGTACTTGATGAACTGCTTGCTCGGCATCCGGACCTTGTGGGTCTTCGGAGCGAACTTGTTCACCAGCTTCATCGCGAGGTACGTGAAGTCGAGGTAGAAGTTCTCGTCGGCCTGAGCGTCGAGGGCGAAGCGCTCCGACTCGATGTCGTTGAACTCGCGCAGCGCCACCGCGGCGTCGAGGCCCGAGGGCTTCTTCGCGGCCACGGAGAGCTCGCTGAGCCCGACCTCCTGGAAGCCCTTCTGGTAGAGCCGGTCGATCTGCATGAACTCTTCGCCGGCCACGGCGTTCTGGTTGTCGACCATCAGAACCTGACCCGGAGGGCCTTTGGTCTTGACGATGGGGCTGTAGCTGTTGTCGATGGCGTTCTCGTCGACGGTGCCGGCCTGCGCGAAGATGCGCCCGCGGCCTCGCCGACGAAGCTGCTCGGAGACGCTCCGGGTGAGCCGGTTGAGCTCGACCTGAATGCCCGTGAGGATCTCCGCGATGCCCTGGCCCCAGAAGCCCTGGAGGCGCGGGCGGTATCGACGGAACACGAACGGGAAGCAGTCGAGGTCCCACTTCTCGTCGAGCAGCACCGCGCCGCCACGCACCACGATGACGTGGCGACCGTCGCCGGCCTTCTCACCGCTCGGGAGGTGCCAGCCCTCCCACACCTCGATGCGCGTGACGGTGCCGTTGCTGGGCTTGTCGGTCTGGTCGGAGTCGGCCTGCTCGATGGCGGTCGCTGCCTTCGGGAACCGGGCGAGCAGCACGTCGCGGTCGACGAGGAAGCGCTGGAACATCTGGCGCGGCTTGCCGTCGATGCCGTCGGCGTCGTCGACGTAGATGTCGTCGATGAACGCGGGCTCGCAGTGCACCTCGTGCTCGTCGTTCACCCACACCTTGAGGGCGCCGGTGCCGAACGTGTACGCCGCGAGGCGCACCTTCTTCGCCTTCTCGTGAATCTTGGTCTCGTAGAAGAGGCCCTGCGTCCACTGGTTCGCGCGACGGGCGCGCTGCTGAGCCGGCCAGCTCCCGCCGTTCGTCTGGAAGCTGGGGCGAGGGCGCTGCTTCCCGATCTTCGAGCCCAGGGTCTCGATGCAGGTCGCGACGATGTTGAACGCGATGCGGTTGGGGATGACGCCGAGCGTCACGGGGCTTCGCGCGTAGTCTCGAGCGCCGAAGCTGATGATGTCGACGTTCCCGTACAGGCGCGCGTGCACGAGGTTCATCTGGTGACGCTGAGCGGCCTGCTGCTTCAGCGAGTCGGTGATGGTCGTGACCGACTTGCCGAGGCTCGTCTCGTCCTTGATGCTCCACCAGCGACCACCGGGCCCCTGGGCCTGGTCAGCGGGGCTCTCGCCGGGCTTCCAGCCCTCCTTCATGTTACGCCAATCCATGGCCATCAGAGCCCCCTGCGATGAAGTTCGGCGACGACCTCAGCATGAATCTTCTCGTCGGTGAAGTCGCGCTTTCCGTCCTCGAGGTCGAGGTGCTTGGCGAACTGTGCGGCCGTCACGCGCAGGTCGATGCTCTGGTTGGCGCCCTGCTTCTGGTGCCGGAGCGCGGCGTCGACCGCCTTCGGGATGATGTCGCTCAGCTTCTGGGTGCGCCGAGTGGTCTTCAGACCGCGACGGCCGAAGAACACCGCGAGGAAGACGGCGAGGACTCCGAGGATGTGGTCGATCATCTGTTCCATCACTGCTCCCAGTGCGCGTCGACGAACACGTCTCCGCGGATAACCTGCGATGCCGTCGCGGTGCCCACAGGCACCTGAAGAATGACGTGGAAGAACCGCCCCGACTCGACGGTGATGGGTGACGCGAACGTCATCTGAATCGACTCCGCGCACGCGCCGATGGCGGCGCCCACGACGAACCCCTGATGCCCCAACGGCAGTCGTCGCGGTGCGCTCGTCGGCGTTGCGGCGATGGCGTCCGCCGTGGCCAGTGACACGGCCGTCGAGTCCGTCGCGATGCCCCAGTCGAGCATGGTGGCTGTCGTGGCCACTGCCGCGCCTGTGTTGCAGGCGCTGATGCGGATGCCCGTCACGATGAGTCGGTAGCTGGTCGGCACCTGAAAGCCGAACAGCGCGAAGTCGGTGGCGGCGCCAGCAGGAGCGGCGAACTGGTATCGCCCGCCCAGCGTCGCGTACCCAGCCGCCGTGTTGCTCAACGTCGCACTCGTGGGGCTCGTGCTGTTGGCGTGGTTCGTCGACTGCGCGCCCGTCAGCGGGTTGTATGCGCCGCCGAGGCCGCTGATTGCTGCCGTCGTCTGTGAGGGGCGGTCAATGTCGATGAC